TCAAGATACTCAAGGTCAAGGACGACGTGCTCGACGCCGTGCGCTACTGCTGGATGATGCGCCGCTACGCCAAGCGGGTCGCCCTCGGCAACAAGCGGATCGACCCCGGCCGCCGGCCTCAGATCGCCGAAGGCGCGGATGAGGAACATTTCGGCTATTGACTTTGTGTCGGGGCGTTTACATATCCGGGACTGCCCAGGCGAACTTGACACAATGGCCGCAGCTCCAAATCAGACAGGAAGCACGCTGAACAGCCCGGTGTCGAGTTCGCTCGGCTATGGGCAGGACTTGGCTGACCAGGTCGCGGCGCAAGCTGAGGAGCGGCGCAAGAAGGCTTTGTCCCTCTCGGGAACCTCGGCGCCCGGCACGGGCCCTGTAAGCGGCATGCTGGGCATGTCCTGATGGCCGGCATACCGTTCGTCGTCGACCCGAACCCGCGTGTCGCGTCGGAGCACGACCAAGAAACCGCGATGCACTCGAAGCTGGCGTTCATGCAGAACGCCTCGTGGCGCAACATGTTCGCCCAGCAATGGGAGGAAGTCGCCGCGACGATCTTCCCCGAGCAGCGCAACACCTTCTACTTCGGCGCTTACAATTTCCCCGGCCTCAAGAAGACCGATTGGCAGGTCGACAGCTCCGGTATGCTGGCGCTGTGGCGCTTCTCCGCGATTTGCGACAGCCTGCTGACGCCGGCGAACATGCAGTGGCACTCTCTCTGCGCCAGCAACCCCGACGTGATGAAGGATCGCGCGACCGCGCTGTGGTTCGAGAACGTGACCCGCACCCTGTTCAAGCAACGCTACGCGCCGACCGCGAACTTCGCCGGCCAGAACTACGCGAACTTCATGCAGCTCGGCGCCTTCGGCACGACCGGCCTGTTCATCGACGGGTTTGAAGACCCGGTGACCAAGGCCATCAAGGGGTTCCGCTACAAGTCCGAGCCGCTCGGCAGCCTGTTCATCGCCGAGAACCACCAGGGCCTCGTGACCGAAATGTTCCGCTGGCTGCGGATGACGGCGAAGCAGATTTACACGCGCTGGGGGCCCGACAAGTTCCCGGTCTCGCTGATCGCCTCGCTGCAGGAGAACAGCCCGCTCGTTCACAATGTCGTGCACCACGTCTACATGCGCGGCGACTACGACCCGCAATTGATCCTCCATCCGAAAGGCAAGCCATGGGCAAGCGTGTACGTCTACATGGACGCCGGGACGCTGCTAGAGGAAGATGGCTACTACACGTTCCCCCTCGCCTGCGGCCGCTACTCGCAAGCGCCTGGTGAAGTGTATGGGCGTGGCCCGGCGATGATGGTGCTGCCCTCGCTCAAGACCCTCAACGCGCAGAAGCGCACCTTCCTCAAGGTCGGGCATCGCGAGGCCGATCCGGTCCTGCTGATCGCCGATGACGGTCTCCTCGACGGCGTGAGCCTGATGCCAGGCAAGGTCGTCAAGGGCGGCATCGACCCGAAGACCGGCCGGCCGATGGTTGGCACGCTGCCCAGCGGCAAAATCCAGACCACGCTCGAAATGATGCAGGAGGAGCGCGGCATCATCGACGACGCCTTCCTCGTCAATCTGTTCAAGGTGCTGGAGGAGAACCCCAACATGTCGGCGACCGCCGTCGTCGAGCTGGCGAACCAGAAGGGCATCTTGATGGCCCCGACGATGGGCCGCCAGCAGTCCGAGTACTTGGGCTCGCTCGTCGTGCGTGAAATCGACGAGGGAATGCGGCAGGGCATGTTTGACGCGATGCCGCCGGCGCTCAAGGAAGCGGAGGGTGAATACGAGGTTGTTTACACAACGCCCATGTCGCGGACGCTGCGCGCTCAAGAGGTGTCCGGCTTCATGCGCTCGGTCGAAATGGCCAAGGAAGTTGCCATCGCTTCGGGCGACAACTCCGTCCTCGATCCGTTCGACTTCCCGTCCGCCATCCCGGCCATAGCCGAGATACAATCGGTGCCGCCGAGCTGGATGTCGACCCCGCGGCAAATGGCGCAGAAGCAGAAGGCGCGGGCGCAGCAGCAGGCCATCGCGCAGAAAATCCAGGCCGCCAGTGGCCAGGCCGCGCTGCAGAACGCGCAGACCAAGGCGACGCAGGCGGGTGCAGGCGGCGCAGGTGGTGCTGGCGCGCAGACCCCGCCGGGCGTCTTCCAGCCCATCAACTTGCAGCAGCCCGGTCAATGACCTATGAGCAGCTTCGAGCGCGGACCCTGCTCTACGTCGAGCAGCGGGCGGCGGCGTACCGACAGGGCATCACCGCGCTGGCTCGGCGCAAGGAACCGATGCCTGGCATCGCCGACGCGGCGCTCGCCGATCTCGCCCGGTTCTGCCGAGCCCACGGCACCTGCTTCGGCGAGACCGACCGAGACACCTACGTCCTGATCGGCCGCAAGCAGGTCTTCGACCGCATCACCGAACACTTGCACCTTTCCCCGGAGCGCCTACTTGAGCTCTATTCAGGGCACACGCCGCCCACTATCGAGGACGAGTGACGATGACAGTTTCCACCAATCCTGCCGTCCCTGGCGGCACGCCGACCCCCACCCCCACGCCGACCCCCACCCCCACGCCAGCGGCGGCGACCTGGTTCTCCACCCCGGAAGTTGCCAACGACGCCGAGTTCATGGCGCACCTGACGGCTCGCGGCTACGACAAGCTCGATGCCCCCGCCGCCGCGCTTGCCGCTGCTCGGGATCAGCGCGCCGCGCAGAAGCTCGTCGGTGTCCCCGCGGATCAGCTCTTGAAGCTGGGCGACTTCAATGATACCGAGGCGGCGAAGGTCGCCTGGCGCAAGCTAGGCACACCGGCCGATCCCAAGGAATACACCTTCGAGGGGATCGATCTCGGCGACCCGGAGCGCACCACCAAGTTCACCGACACCTTCCGCAACGCGGCGGCCAAGCACAACATCCCGAAGACGATGGCCGAGGCGCTAGCGAAGGAAGCCTTCGATCTTATCCAGGGGCAGAAGCTCGCCGATACCGCGGCGTCGTCCGCGGCCCTCGTCACCGAGCGCGCCAAGCTAGAAGCGAGCTGGGGTCCGGCCGACGGAGAGACGTTCAAGGCTAACATGATGATGGCCGACCGCGCCGCCGCCACCCTCGGCATCGACGCCGAAGCGATGACGGCGCTGTCGGGCGCCGTCGGCGGCACCAAGGTCGCTCAAATGTTCCGCGACCTGGCGGTGAAGCTCGGCGAGGCCCGGTACGTGGGCGACCCGCACAACCCGCAGAGCGGCGTGATGACCAAGGACGCCGCCATCGCGCGTCGCCTCGATCTCGCCGGCATCGACGGCAACGGCCGCATGGTCCCCGGCAAGGGCGACAAGGAATGGATCGGCAAGCTGATGGCCAAGGGTGCCGCGGAGACCCGCGAGTACGCCGACCTGAACCGGATCATCCACTCGTAGGGGAAAATACCCATATTCCATCAGGCGGGTTGGATAATTATGTATCCAGCTCGCTTGAAAGGAACTACGATGCCCTACGCCCTTGCCCTCGTCGCCGCCCTTCTCCTGACTTCCACCGCGGCCTACGCCGACAGGGATCATCGCGACCGCGGCCACGAGCGCCATGTCTGGCACCGGGGCGAGCGCGGCTACAATCCAGGGTACGGAGCGCCCTACTACGGCGCGCCCTACTACGGCACCCCCGGCGTCGGCGTCCAGTTGCCGGGTGTCGGTGTCCAGCTTCGATAGGAGCCAGCAATGGACCTGATCTGCAAAGTCCTGTTCATCGTCTGCATGTTCCTGTGGCTGCTGACGGCGATGCCTTTTCCCCAAGCCGCGCCCTACGCGCCGGCCCGGACCCTGCTCGCATGGTTCTCGGTGCTGTTCCTCGGGCTCCTGTTCTTCATGGGCGCGAGTATCGGCTTCGCTCGATAGGAGACTGCAATGGGCTTAGTAATCCTCGTCATCCTCGTCCTTTTGCTGTTCGGCGGCGGTGGCTTCGGCTACCACAACTATGGCATGAGCGGCGGCGTCGGCATCGGCGGTTTGCTGTTGCTGGTGCTGATCCTGTTCCTTGTGTTCGGGTACGGCCGATTGTAGACGGACCCCTTGACGCCTCCGCAACCGATCCCCATCTGACTTATCCAGTCGAGGGAGCGCCCCAAAGAACCGCGCAACCCCAAAGCAGACCCGCGGCCGTCAGGCAGCCGGAAAGCTGGAGGGAAACTCGGGGAAACGGGGGTTCAGCCAGGGTTCTTCCCCGTACGGGGACAACCGCCCAGGCAGCAACCTCGACTGGCGTACTACCGGCCCCCAAAGCCGCGCGATACCGCGAAAGCGCCGCGCATCAAGCGAAGGATACGGCCAGCAATCGGAACAACCCATTATTGGGATGCTGGTCATGGCAAACGAAGGTCTATACACCATCCAAACGATGGCGTTCACCGCGAACATCGCGCTGAACCTGCAGCAACAGGTCTCGATGGTCCGCGGCAAGGTCACCGAAGGCAATTATGTCGGCAAGCAGGCGTCGGTCATCGACTACCTGGCTCCCGTCGCCATGCAGCCCCCAGCGGGTCGCAACGCGATGGTCAATGTGCAGGACAACAGCTACACGCGCCGGTTCATTGCGCCGGTGCAGAAAGAACTGATCCAGCGCCTCGACACCTTTGACAAGCTCCTGACGACCGAAGACCCGACGAGCTCGCTGGTTCGCGGCACCTCCGCGGCCCTGGCCCGCGAGTGGGATGATCGCATCATCGCCGGCGCCTTTGGCACGGTCACGATCGGTTCGACCACGGACGGCACCGTAACGACCACGGAGACGTGGGCCTCGGCGCAGAGCGGCCTCACCGGCTCGACGACCGGCCTCACGATCGAAGACGAGTTCGGCAACGGCACGACCACGATTGGCCTCACCGTCGAGAAACTGATCGAGGCGCGGCGCCTGTTCCGCCACTACCACGTCACCCAGCCGGAAATGATGCCTGGTGAGCTGAGCGTGGCCATCGCCTCGCAGCAAGAGGCCGATTTGATGAAGCAGGTCGAGGTTACGTCGACCGAATTCACCTCGAAGCGCATCCTGGACAAGGGGTCGATCGACGGCGAGCAGTTCCTCGGCTGGAACTTCTTCCTCTCCGAGCGGCTTGGCACCGTGGCCGATGTCACCTCGACCAACGGCAACATGCGCAACTGCATCGCCTTCGTCCGCACCGGCATGCACCTTGGCATTTGGCTCGACAGCGAGAACATCATCACTCGGGAGAGCTTGATCTCGGGAGCCCCGTGGCAGCTTCACACGATGGCAAGCTCGGGTGCGACGCGCCTGGAGCCGGGTCGCGTGCTCCAGATCAATTGCGGCAACGATACCGCGGGCGCCGACAACATCTAACCTGGGTGTGGGGTTGGGCTACGGCCCTCCCCTCCCCCTAGAGGAACACGACTATGGCCACTGAAACCCTCAAGGCAACTGCCCTCACGAACCTCGACGCCACGCCGCCCTTGGTGATGGGTCCGTCGACCGGCGGGCCGGGTGTGGTGCGGACGATCGACGGCACCGTCACGCCGGCCTCCGGCAAGACCGTGGGCTCGCTCTACAAGCTGATCCGGTTGAACTCCAACGTCCGGCTGAAAGAGCTCAAGCTCAAGCTCGACGCCACGATGACCACGTTCGACTGCGACATCGGGTTCTACTACTCGGACAGCACGCAGGACAACACCCCGGTCGCCGACCAGGGCGCCGCGGTCAACGGCACCACCGGTAGCCAGTATTTCGGCATCAACGTCGCGCTCGCCGCGCTGACCACCTCGACCGACCTTATGTCGCAGTCCGCGACAGGCGTCGGCGTCAACACGGTCGCCGCGAATTTCGACAAGGAACTGTGGGAGATTTGCGGTTTGGCGACCGACCCGCACTGCCCGTTCGACATCACGTTGACTAGCACAACGACCGCCAACTCGGGCTCGTCTCCGGTCTACATGAAGGCCACGTACATCGCGGGGTAGAGCCGATGCGGTATTTGTTCGTCGCGATCCCCGCGCACTACCGGCCCACGCAGAAGGGTGTGCAGCCGGTGAAGATGGAAGCCGAGAGCCCGAAAGAGTTCCCCGGCTTCGCCCTGGCCAACCCGGCGGTCCTCTACACGATCACCGACCTGGATGACCCGGACGTGAAGCTCGGCGGCGCGCGGCTCCTGTCACGGCTTGCGGGCAAGGCTACCGCCGACTACGCTTACGAGGCGAACCGGCGCGCCCAGGTCAAGGTTCAGGTCGACGCTCAGACGAAGCGCGACGCGCGCGTCAAGGCGGACTTCAAGACGGCGCAGCTCAACCACGAGAAGGGCTGCCCGTATCGGTTGCTGAAAGAGCACGAGCGGTTCGTTTGCACTTGCGGCTACCAACCCGAGGAGACGGTAAGTGGCTGACCATTTCTACAGCATAGCCGGCCGCGACCAGGGCCGGGAGCGCAAGACGCACAACATCGTCGTCGGCACCACGTCGACCGGCGGGAACCCGATCGAGGTGCGCATCACCACGGGCAATATCTCGCGCAAGCAGGCGTATGACTTCCTTGAGTGGATGTCTGATCTCATTGCCCACTCCGAAGGCAACCAGGTCATCGTCGCCGGTACGTTGATCCTCTGATGGCCCGCATCGCCGTCTCCCTTTCCTGCGTCGCGAACACGCCCGGCCGAGAGCAGTTCTCCGGCATCGGCGGCACGGCCGATCCGCTTGGTGGCGCCACCTATGCGTCGACCCTGGCGACCCTCCTCGCCGATGGCGCGAGCCCGACCCAGGCGCACGTCACCGCGTTCGTCGCGCAGACCACCGCGCCACCGACGCATGCCGATGTCGTCGTCTCCATCAACACGGCCACCGTTCCCTCGATCCCAGCGTTGCAGGCGGCGTTCGCGCAGTTGCTTCTGTTGTGCCAGGGACGTGGCGACTTCACGCAGTAGGAGCCGATCATGCGCGCACGCGACGGCTTCTCGTTCTCCAACGTCGGTACCGGCTCGACCGCGCAGAAGTATCTGCTCGGCGGCCTCTATGCGTTCACCTATGCCGGCACCGGCACGGGCACCGCGACGCTACAGGTTCTTGGTCCTGACGGCGCGACATGGATTACGGCGGTTACTGCCTTCGCGGCGACCACCGGCTTCGTGACCGTGTACCTGCCAGCCGGCTACTACCGCGTCACGATCGCAACCTTTACCGCGAATTATTTCAGTGTAGTCCGCGTCCCGTTCGAATAGGAGGCCTCCATGACGCTGGCCTTCTCTCTGCCGGTCGACATCGCCAACGTCGGCCTCGCCGCGCTGGGCGTCAATCAGATCACCGCTGCGGACTTCGCCGTGCCTGTCACCAAGGGGGGCCGCGAAGCGTCGCGCCAATACGACAAGCTGCGCGTCGCCGAGCTGCGGCGCAACTGCTGGAGCTTCGCCACCCGGCGCGCGATGCTGCGCCCGATCGACACCGGCACCGTCATATGGGCACCTCCGACTTACAATGCGGCCGCGGCTTACGTCGTCGGCCAGGTCTCCGTGTACAATGGCGATTGGTATCAAGCGCAAGAGGGCGTGCAGGTCGGCGACATCCCCAACACTGCCGCGACCTGGCTGCGCTACTTCGGCCCGGCGACGGCTGACCCGTTCTTTCTGCCGCCAGGCTCCACGTCGGGTGGCGGAGGTGGCTACTTCCCCGGTGACATCGTGGTCGTGCCGGAAGCCTATGGAAGCGGTAACACCTACCTTGCCAACACCATCGTCGATAGCGCCGGCGTCCTTTATGTCTCCTTGGTGGGCGCCAATATCGGCCACACTCCTGCCACGTCACCGACCTATTGGGCGCCCTACGTTGGCCCGAGCTCCGGGTCAGCAACGCCGTCGATCGGCCCGTTCGTCTACTCGGCGTTCGGTGCCGGGGTCGTCGTCTACCTGTCTCTGGTCTCAAACAACCAGGTGTTCCCCGGCGCTAATTCGAGTTGGTGCCCGGTCTACGGCTCTGTCCTTCCGCTGCAAATCCTCTACCCGATCGGCACCGGCCCGGCGTCCGACTTCTCTACACCGAATGTGTTCCGCAAGCCGAACGGGTTCTTGCGCCAGGCGCCGACCGACCCCAAGGCCGGGATCAGTCCGTGGGTTGGTGGCCCCGTTTACAATGAGGAGGAGGACTATCTGTTCGAGGGCAACTACATCATCAGCAAGAAATCAGGCCCGATTATGATCCGCTTCATCGCGGATGTCATTGACGTAACCTCTATGGACCCTATGTTTTGTGAGGGTTTGGGACAGCGGATGGGCTGGGCCATGTGCGAGGCAGTCACTCAAGCGGCCGACAAGAAGCAGTCCTGCCTGGCCGCGTACATGCTGGTCATGGCGGAGGCGCGCGCCGTCAACGGGATTGAGACCGGCGACGAGGAGCCCTACGAAGACGAGTATGTGCTGGTCCGCCTCTGATGCCCCGTAGCAGCTACCAGCAGAACGCCTTTCTCGGCGGCGAATTCAACCCGCTCTCGCAGGGCCGCTCCGAACTGCCGATCTACAAGCAGGCGATGAACCTGTCGCTCAACGGCTACCCGGTCGAGGAAGGCGCCTGGCTGCGCCGCTCGGGGTTCGAGTTTTTGATCCCGACCCGGAACCGCACCTATGCCTGGATGATCCCGTTCCAGGCTTCGTCCGATTGCTCGTTCGTGCTGTTGTTCACCGACGACAACCTGCAGTTCCTCACGCAGTCGTCGCTGATCTTCGACAACACCGTCTCGACCATCACCGCCATGGACACGTCGATAGGCGAGGTCACCTTCACCCCGGCGCAGTCCGATTGGGTCGACGGCGACCAGGTGATGCTCGTCTTCCCCGACGGAACGAGTTCGCTCTCCCCGTATCCGATCGACCTTGAGCTCGGGCTGCGCAACCGGATGCTGACGATCAAGCTCGCGATCGACAGCACGCACCTCCTCTTTGCCGACGATCTCGGCGATAGCCTCGGCGGCGACGGCACGGTGCATATGCCGATCCCGTCGGGCGCGCTTGTCGGCGCGCAGATCATGCGGGTGCTCAACCTGGCGACGACCTACAGCGGCGTGCAGACCTTGCAGAACCTCCGCGGTGTCCAGATCGAGTACGACCAGGTTATCCTGTCGTCGACCGAGCCGCCGAACGTCGTCGAGATCACCACGCCGGGCAGCGCCAGCGCCGATCCGGTCTTCACGTTCAGCTCGCTTGGCCTGGTCGATGGCCCCTACCTTGATCCCTCGGGCGACACCGGCACCGTGTCGGCGCTCAGCGGTACCGCCAACTTCACGGCCTCGACCACGACCCCGTTCGCCGCCACCGATGTCGGCCGGCACCTTCGGCTGTTCTCGCAGCCTGCGCTGTGGGCTGGCGGCACAACTTACGCTGCTGGCGATCTCGTCACGGACAGCACGGGAGCCTGGTGGACTTCGTTGGTTTCCAGCAACACCGGCAACACGCCTGGCCAGCCGGTTACGATCAACAGCGTGCAGCAGCTCGCTTGGGCGCCGAACCTGACTGCCGGATCGTGGGCCTGGGGCGTCATCGCGACCTACGTCTCGTCGAGCGAGGTTAGCTTCACCTACGACACGACGATCCCGAACATGGTGTTGCAGGCGGCGAACGGCGACACGATCACCACCTTCCAGCTCGGCGTCTTCACCAGCACGCCGTACACCGGGACGAACGCCGCGGCCGCCGCCGCCTGGCCGACCTGCGGCTTGTGGGACCAGGGGCGCCTGATCCTCGGTGGCGCGGTGCAGAACCGCTTTGACACGACGATCTCGAACGGCGAAGCCAACGGTATCGCTACCTTCTCGCCGACCGACCCGTGGGGCAACGTGCTCGACAGCAGCGGCATGTCGGAAGTCTTCAACGCCGAGACCCTCAACTTCCTCCAGTGGATGAAGCCGGAGGAAGCCGGCTGGCTGATGGGTACCCTCAACGGCGAGTTCCTGGTGTTCTCGTCGGCGACCAACGACGCGATTACCCCGACCAACATCGGTAGCCGTCGGGCCTCAAAGTTGGGTGCAGGTAACATTGAGCCGGTTAGCGTGGCGATGACGACCGTGTTCGTCCAGAAGTTCGGGCGCCGGGTCATCGAGTATTTCGCCGACGCCTTCTCAGGCAAGTTCAGCGGCCGGCACCTCAATGAGTACGCGGAGCACCTGACCAGCTCGGGCGTGGCGCAGATCGCCTACCAGGAGGAGACGACGCCGATCATATGGGCGCGCATGAACAACGGGCTTCTCGCGAGCTGCACCTACCGGCGCTTCACTCGGTTTGTATCCGAGCCGCCGAACATCCAGGGCTGGGCGCGCCACCTCCACGGCCGCCAGCGTTCCTTCACCGCCATCTGCACGCTGCCGGGCAAGGGTGGCCTGCTCGACCGGCTGTTTACCGTCACCAACGACCCGTCGAGCATCCAGGTGCCGGCGCCGGTCAACTACTTCGTCGAGATATTACAGCCTGGGTTCGATGTAAACCAGACGGTGCTCGCGGGCTGGTTCTGCGATGAGGCTCCCGGCCCCGGCCCCGGCAACTCGGGCGATGATTGCGGCGGCGGCCAGGCGTCCATCTTCGTGCCCACCGGCGGCACGATCGGCACCGACACCTCGGCCGCGGACGCGGTAACGAACATGGAAAATGTCCCGCCGTTCAGCGGCGGCTTGCCGGCCGAGGGCACCAACATGACGGGGCTCAACATCAATGCCCTGGTCTCGACGTTCTTCGATGGCAACACGATGCTCTACGGGCTGCCACCGGAGAGCGACACGACCGAGTTGTCGCTGAGCTGCTGGATTGTGTCAACGGACTTCCCCGGCGCCGGCGCGCTGTTCTCCAGCCCAGCGTTGACCTATGACCAAACCAACTCTCACACGGCTAATGTCAGCGCCGTGGTATCCGGTGCTCAGCTTGCCATCTGCGGTAGCGGCGCCGACCCGTATCCAAAGAGCCTCGCGGCTTTCCCCGACGACGGCGGGATTATCAATGGGTGCGGTCAGACCTGGGCGCACATTATGGTCTCGGTCAAGTCGAACGGCGACGGCACTTGCACCGGCACCATGTACTGCAACGAGACACAAATCTATGCCTCGCAGAGCGAGGGCGATATGGTCAGCCACGGTGACGCCTTCCAGTTCACGTCGCTCCCCGGTGGGCCGGAGGAGCCTGGCCTGTGCGTGTGGAACATCGGCGGTTCCTTCGTTGTCGACACGCCCTACGACATCCAGTATCAGTCGAACCCGCCGGTGGCGTCGCCGGGGTTGACGCTGCCGACCCTGCAAGAAATCCTGACATCGATCTTCAATGGTCTCCCGACCGGGAATTATTACACCTTGGGCAGCGGCGACGTTGCCGACGCGGATGCTACGTTCTCTTTGCAAGGCAACAACCTGCTTGCTATACCGAACTACATAAACTACATTAAGAGTGTTAAGGCGCGAGAGGCGGCCCAAGCCAATCAGCCGGTCGACAAGGTTGTCGGTGGCAACGGCGGCCTCCCGAACGATCCTGACCAGAGCGGCTACGTCGGGTCGGTCGACCAACTGCTTATCTGGCCGGGGAAGTTCATCGATTGGACGAGCTCGACGAACCGCGGATACCTTCACTGGTACGATACCGTGGCCGATGACTACAAGCCGGTAAGCGTTGGTCCGAATGGCGGCACCCGCCTCGGCGCACCGGCAATCTTCCTGGCGGGGCCGCCGTCCGTGTTCAATCTCAACCGCGCGACGGGGAAGCGACTGACCGTGACTGGTGATGACCTGCAGGTCAGTGACTACCCGCCGCCGAGTGCAAGCTGATGGCCGCAACGGATGTCGTCTTCTCGGGGCTTTACCACGCGGTCGGCTTCACCGTGTCGGTATCCGTGTGCGGGCTCGACTGCGGCGATTACGCCGTGTCGATCTTCGGCGAGATTACCGTGCCGGCGAACAGCGACCCGGATGGCAACTTCAACGGCGGTTACCTGGCGCAGTTCGATGTCGGCCCCTACGACAAACTGACCTACGGCGACCAGACGACGCGTATCGATTTGGGTGACGGCGTTGGCGGGTGGGAGACGATCTATGTCCCCGTGGTTATCGGTTTTACTTATCCATCCTGGGGTATGCCTCTACGTCCTATGGCGGAGGATCAGGTCAAATCTCCGGCGGGTCCGGCGCTGGGCAAGACGCGTCGCACGCATTGGCTGGCGGCGCTCCTGCTGAACACGCAGGGGATCAGCTTCGGCACGGATGGCGCCGTGTATGATCCGGCTCCCCTGGCCGACCCGGCGGGCAATGTATTCCCGAAGAACACGCTGTTCTCCGGCGTCTGGCAGCAACCGCTGGACAACGACCCGAGCTTTAACAGCATGGTCGCCTGGCAAGTGACGCGGCCCTACGCCTGCACGGTGGTCTCCATTGAAGGCTTCCTTGAGACGAGTGAACGCTGATGGCTGGCAACAACATCTTCCCTGATGTCATCACCCCGAGCTCTACCGTAGCAGCGACGCCTGCCAATGTGTCGAGCCTGTTCGGGGCGATCAACACGGCGGTCACGGCTGACGCCGGCGCAGCCTCGCAGGCCGATCTTGCCGCGGGCGATACAGCGTTGTCCACGGGCGATACCGCGCTTGCCGCTGGCGACACGGCAGAAGCCGGCGCCTACGGGACGGCGGAGGGCATTGCGAACGCGAACGCCCGGCTAGCGACGATCAGCGGCCAGGTCGAGCAGGCGCAGCAGGGCATCCAGATACGACAGACGCTCGGGTCGCAACGCGCCGCGGTCGCTGGCGGGGGCTTCCAGTCGGCGGGTTCCGCGGTCGACCTGCTGGCCTCCAGCACACGGCAGGGTCTCTTGGAACAACAGATCACCGGCGTCAATTCCCAGCTCCAGGCTGGCGGCTTCGAGCAGCAGGGGGCGGCGGCGGCGGCGGAGGGTGTGGCGGCGACTACAGCGGCGGCCGGGCAGACCGCTCAAGCCGCGAACGAGCAGGACGTGGCGGCGGCAGCGGCGGCGACCGGAGCGTCGGATGCGGCAGTTGGCGCGGTGAGCAAGACGAACGCGATCAACGAGAGTGCCGCGTTAGGGCTCAGCATCCCCGGTCTCGCGAACCTTTCCGGCACCAACATACCGACAGTGAACCCGGTGACGGCCACGACGACCAACGCGGCTCCGGGGTTGCCGGGATCAGGCTCGGCTCCGCCGGGCCAAGCCAACTACATCGCGCACGGGATATAGCCGATGGCCAATATCGTCGAGTATTTCGCCAAGGGCAAGATCACCCCGGATGACAAGGGCTTCTCCGCGCAGGAGAACGCGGCCCGCCGTATTGGCTCGCTCGCCGAGCAAGGTGCGCGCTCTGCCGAGCAAGTGGCTCAGGGAAAAGCGCAGGAGGCGTCCGGCACTCGGGAACTCGGCCAGAACATCGCGGACCTGTGGGACGAGGCGAAGTTCGGCATCCAAGAAAATCGCGGCGGGGGCGCGGGTATCCGGGCGCGAGGTGGGGATGACAACGCCAGTCGCGGCGGCCGTGAGCCCATGATGGACAACTCGACCGTGAACAACAACGGCCAGCGCGTGCCTTATACCGGCCCGGTTGATGGCGGGGGTACCGGCCCGGTTGCTGGCGGGGGTACAGGGCGGCGGCGTGGCCCGAACGTGGCGGCGCAGGGGGATATCTCTGGCGCGGCACTCAATCTCACTGCCATCACGACCAAACTGATCTCCGGCCAGGGGTTGACCGACAATCAGTGGGCTGTTTACAATGCCTCGCGCACGAAAGCCGAGGTCAAGCAGGGCTGGTGGGATACCAAGACCGGCACGTTTACAAAGACCCCCGGCATCGAGCCGGACATCCGCGCGGCCGACCAGGTGTTCGGCGCGCCCGAGACCGCGGCGACGCGAGCTGGGCTGGAGAAGGAAACAGCCGAGGACAAGGGCCTATCCACTGATCCAGGCTTCAATACGCCGC